CTTATGGACAAGAAACAGCTGAAACCGTCATTCTACCGCCTGACCGCAACCTGTACGGTACACGGCATGGTTACCGTCGAGCGCAAGCCGAACCCGAAAGCCGGCCAGCGCCATCCGAACGAAACCGGCGGGCTGATCCAACCGCATCCCAGCGCCGTCGTCTGTCCGCATTGCGTCTTTCATTGCAAAGTCACCGGCGCCGAACTGATCGAGGAATAACCAAATGAGCAGAGACCAAGAATTCCGCAACCTGTTCCGGCGCACCCCGCAGCTCTCCAGCCAGCTGCCGATCAGGTTCAGCGACAAGCTGCACTGGGACAAAATCACCATCAACTGCAGCAAGTGCGGCCAGGATCTCCCCGATCATGCCGTCCATGCCAACGTCTCCAGCCTGATCCCCGCCGTGATCACCGTCGAGGGCGTCGGCATCTGCCGTGATTGCCTGCTCCTGGTCCCGGTCTTCTTCCGCTTCCGCAATGACGGCTCCATGGAATTCATCCACCACGGCCGCTGGGTGAAAACCTACGGCACGCCGACGAGCCTGATCGGCAAGCTCCGCAAGTGGTTTAAAAAGCATTTAATCGAGGTTTAATCAATGGCAACCCCAGCCCAGATCAAGAAAATCCACTGCCTCAAGGGCGCGCTCAATCTTGACGATGACACCTATCGCCTGCTCCTGTCCGGCTACGGCGCCAAGTCCTCCAAAGATCGCGCCTTCACCTTTGCCAAGGCCGACGAACTACTCAAGGATCTGGAAGGCAAAGCCGTCGCCGCCGGGGCATGGGAAAAGCGCAAGCCCGCCAGCAAGGCCAGGGCCAAAAAGCTCGCCGACGATCCCCAGTCCAAGAAGATCCGCCAGCTCTGGATCGAGCTACACCAGGTGGGCAAAGTCAAGAACCCAGCCGAGAGCGCCCTGCTGGCCTACGTTAAAAGGATGACCGGCGTCAATGCTCTGCAATGGCTCAGTTCCCGCCAAGCGTCCACCGTGATCGAGGCCCTCAAGCAGTGGTTGGAGCGATGAGAGACCCCTGGCAAATAGCCCGCACCGGCGGCGCCCTCGCCACCAACGGCCAGCCGCACCTTCCCCGCCGTGTCCAGGGCATCCAGCTGCTGGCCCAGTGGAAACAGGCCCAAGAAGGCGACAACGCCTGGCTCTGCCGGGTCGTCGCCACCGGCTTCCAAAAGCTCGTCGCCATGGCGCTCCCCGGCCAGCCCGCCGCCGAAATGCTCCCCATCACCGGCGAGATGTGGGTCGACGTGCTCCTCGATATGAAGATGAATGAAGAGCAGGACCGGGAACGGATCGAGACCGGCTTTCGCTACCTCTACCGTACCGTCGACGAATGGCCCGCGATCAAGCTGCTCCTGAAGGAGATGCCGAAACGGCGGGCGGCAGGGACCGGGGATCAGGGATCAGGAAAAGCCGTTGACTCTGCCGATCACCGATCACCGATCACCGTTCACCGTGAAAGAACAGCAGCCGAAGAAACCCTGGCAAAAGAATCGTTAAGCGAGATTCAACGCCGGTTTAAGGAGAAAATATGAACGTAGACCTGAGCCGTTACCCCGAAGTACTCCGCGACCTGATCGACAGGAGCACCGAGCTGATCGTCGAGAAAATCGCCCTGCCGCCGGCCACCGCCCGCGAGGCCGCCTTCATCGTCACCGAAGTCATCCGCAAGGACTGGTCCGGTTCAAACCTCTACCTGGCCAAGGGACTGGCCCACGATATCGCCCAGCGGGATCGGGAAATGTACGCCAAGTTCAACGGCTCCAACCACGGCGCCCTGGCCAAGGAATACGGCCTCACCACTCGCCAGGTCTACGACCGCCTGGCCCTCGTCGGCGAAGCAGAGCAAAAGCGCCGCCAGCCGGGGCTCTTCTGAATAAAAACTTGACCAGCATTTAAAAACACGCTACACGGTTCCTTTAACCCACAAAGCCCCTGACCATCACGGTTCAGGGGCTTTCTATTTCCAGAATCCCTTCAAAAGACATCCCCGCTTGTTTTCTGTAATGTCCACCCTGCCGTTACGTTTCTCCTTTCCAACCCCGCTCCAGGATTCGTCTCCCTGGAGCGGGCAACCTCATTTTAAATACCACCAGGCGGGCCGGTGAAACACCTGCAGCCGGACATACGCAACAAGGGGCGGCGGGATCACGGATGATGATCGGCAACCGCCGCCCCCATCATCAGGAGATACCATGTCAACCAACCTAGTCGAGCAGCTGGACAAGATCATCATCGAGAATGAACTGTCGGGCAACCTGGCCTTCGTCCACAAATTCAGCGACCCCGACGGCGTCCGCTCCGGCAAGAGCGGCTGGTCCTTCGGCCGCGTCCAGTGGGATGTCCAGAACAATCCCGCCGCCGCCAGGTGCCTGGCCGAATGCGGCTTCACCGCCGCCGAGATTGCCGGAATCAAAGGCCAGTCCATCGACGTCCACCAGTTCGAGCCACGGCTCAAGGCTCATGCCGACATCGTTAAAAAGTGGGACGACCTGCAGCTGGAAAGCTGCCTGCGCCGGGCGCAGAACATCCTGGCCAAGCATGGCGTCACCCCGGCCGACGACACCGCCCTGCTGGCCGTCGCCGATTACGACAACCAGTACCACCTGTCCGACATCAACAAGCCCGGCTACCTGGTGCATTACCTGGCAGGCAGCGGCTTGTTCACTGCCAAAGACGTCCTGCAGTTCAAGCTCGATCACACAAAATACGGCGAAGATCATCCCGACGATTGCCGCCGCCGGTACAACAACCTGATCAAAATCATGAAGGAGACCGTATGAAAAAAACATTCAACCTGAAACCCTGGCTGGCAACCCTAGCAGTGCTTACCTTCCTGATCTGCCTCTACCTGCTCTTCTTCTGCCCGTTCCCCGCCGGATCAAAAGACGTGCTGCTGATCGTCGTCGGCGCCCTGATCACCATCGTCAAGGACGTTTACGGCTACTACTTTGGCAGCTCCGAAGGGAGCGCCCGAAAAACTGAACTGATCGCCGGGCCCCAAGGCCCAGCCGGGCCGCAAGGGGCTGAATAATGATGCGCGACATGCTCCGCGAAATGTTCACCACCGACTGGCGCAAGATCGACTACGGCCGCACCGCACTGCTGATTCTGCTGATTTTGGCTATATTCGCCGCCCTCTGGCAGTACGCCATGCCCGAGGTCCGGACGATTACCACCACCCAGTTCAAGCGGGTACCGGAGATCCACAAGGTCGAGACAGTCAAGCGCGTCCGGATCGCCTGTCCGGACAGCGGCATCATTGTCCTGGACAAACAAGAAGCCGCAAAGAAGCTGGGAATAGACTGGCTCCAGGGCGGCGATATCGAGAAAAGCCGGGACCAGGGATCAGGGACCGGGGACCAGGAGAATCAAAAAGCCGGTACCGATCCCCGATCCCCGATCCCCGGTCCCCTTGAAATAACCGCCACTGCCGAAATCCCCCGCAGCAACAACGGGGTCAACGTCATCAGCGTTATCGACGCCGACACCGGCGTCTCCACCATCGTCGCCAAAGAGATCCCGGCCCCCTGGTTCCAGTTCAGGCGCGATGCCGCCGCCGGCATCCGCTATGGCCTCAACCAGCGCCTGGTGAACACCGGCACCGTCTACGGCCGCTGGGATTTTCTCCGGGTCAAGAACGTCTATCTATCCGCCAACGGCGACCTCACGACCGGCGGCGATGCGCACCTGCAACTGGGCGCGGAATACAGGTGGTAATGACATGGCAGCAGCAACCCTGACAGAAGGCGACACCCGGCCAACCAGACTAACCTACAAGGTAAGCGGCCAGCCGGTGAATATTGACGGCTACTCGTTTCTCCTGAAAATCGGCTACACCGAGGCGCCGGGGATACTCGCCAAGCCGGCCGTGATTGCCGATGCCGCCAACGGGATCATCGAGTTCCAGTGGATATCAACTGACCTGAAGGCCGGCACCTGGAAGGCCGAAATGCTCGTCACCGACGCCGCCGGGAAAGAGAAGACCCACAAGATCGCCGGGCTCCAGATCGACCCGAGGATGACATGACATGCCGACCATCTACCCCCTGGCGCGGCTGGAATTTATCCCCGACCCGGTTTGCGCCATTGTTCCGGATGACTCGGCACCGCTGTTCCTGGCGGACCTTGACAGCCTGGCCTTTGCCGCCGAGCCGACCGTTGCCTTTGATTACACGCCATTTAACGAGGATTTAATCCCGGTCGACACCGCCGGGCTGTTTGACGAGGACAACCAAAAGTACATTTTCAACGAGGATTCCGGAAAATCGCTCTTTGCCGAGGAAGCAACATGAGAATGGCTCTACTTACAATCACAATACTGGCGCTCACCACCTGCCAGCCGCTCTACGCCGCCGAACCGGGCGGCGAGTCAATGCTCGATTATTTCAAGAGCCGGCTGCCGGCACAACTACCACGGGCCGCAACCGACACAATACCGATCAAGCAGGGCAATGCCATGCGGATGATCAATCCGGACGATCTCGGAATTGTCGGCCCCACAGGGCCAAAAGGCGACACAGGCCAGGGCTTCCATTTCCGTGGCGAATGGTCAGCCGACGCCGACTACCAGCCCTACGATGTAGTGACATTCGGCGGGTCAGCTTACTGCTACAGGTGCCAATAATGAGACGATCCGCACTATTAATAATCATACTGCTCCTCACCGCCTGCGCCCACCAGGCTCCGACCGCCGAACTCTATAATGCGGTCCAGCAGTCAGTCGCCCCGGTGGGCCGTGCCAGCGGGGTGATCGTAGCCGATGGCTACATGCTCACCGCCGCCCATGTGGTGGCCACCGCCCCGGCCAGCGCTATAGTAGAGATCGACCAGGCCAATGACCTGGCCCTGGTCCGGGCCGACACCCAGGGGGGAGTGATCGCTAAACTGAGCAATGCCCCCGCGCGGATCGGCGAGCAGGTCATGGTCGTCGGCTACCCGCTGCGCCTGGTAAAGCAAGCGGTCAGTGGCATCATCAGCGCCACCGGCCAGAACTTCCCAACCCTGAAAAACGTCTACCTGGTCGATGCCTCGATTAATGGCGGCCATTCCGGAGCGCCACTATTTAACGAATCCGGCCAGGTGCTAGCAATCATCAGCGCGACCGTGCCCAAATCAATGGGAGACATCGGCATCGCCATCCCTATCGACCGGGCATTCCCCATGCTGCGGAGGGCCGGATTATGATCCCACCGCTGCAGCCCCTCGACATCGTCGTCGTCGACGGCCTCTGGTACATGCCGCATCACTGGCTGATCCGCTGGCGCGGCCTCGATCCCGGCGTCCACTGTTTCACCATCGTCGACCCGGCCGGCAATGGCTGGAGCCCCGAGTTCACCGGCATCAAGCGCCGGCACCTGGATCATTACAAAGGGCGTCATATAACCATCCATCGGCTAAAGGAAGGCGGCCAGCTCTATCGCGCACTATCCAGCTGCTTCGCCATCGAGAAGACCGCCACCGGCTACGACTTCAAGCAGTGGTTCGGCTTCTTCACCGGGCTCTTGCGCCGCTGCTGGATCGACGACGCCACCGCCTGGACATGCGCCGAGCTTCCCTACTGGGCAATCCACAACCTGCAGCCGATCACCGCCCAGGACGAGCTGCTCCCCATGCCGCGCCTGTTCCGCTACAACCAGCAGTTCGAAACCATCTTCAAAGGAGTCTGGTAATGGGTTACACGATATTTATCCGCGAGCAGGTAACGCCACGGATCACACCGATCAGGATTTACCTGGACGAAATGGACTGCGCGCCGAGTGCGCTGCCGCCCGGCTATGAGCTGGACGCAGAGGGGAAGGTGTTCCGCTGGCAAGATCAGCCAACACCGATCCCGGCGCCGGTGTACCCGGCCACGTTCCGCAAGCTCCTCTATTCCTACGATCCCGACATCTACTCCGACGACGAGCACCGCCGGGCCGAGCTTTGGCAGGACGACGCCGGCACCGCCACCATTGCCCAGATCAAGGCCATGTTCCCGCGCATGGTCGACAACATGTGCAGCTACATCAAGGGCATCCGCGTTTCCGCCCTGGGCACGGTACCGAAAAACGCCGGCGTCCTCGCGGTCTATGACGAAAACTACAAGGCCGCCGTAGCTATCATTGAAGGGCGCGGCAGCGACGTGATGAAAGACGGCTCAACCGCCCTGGATTTCATGGCCAGGTTTGGCAGCAAGTTCGGCATGTCCGCCGAGCAGTTTGCCGCCTACATCATAGGCGAGAATCGGCGGGTCAACCCGACTGCCGTCGCCATCGAGGAGCGCTACCTGGCACTCTGTTACGGCGGCGATGCGGCCACCGGACTCTTGCCGATCAGTGCGCTGCCGACCATCACCGCCATGAGGCAGGCTGTCATCGACTATGCCGATTTTTGCGGCGAAGGAATCCCCTGGGGGCCGAGGGAGGCGTATGCGGAAGTTTGATCTGATCGACTTTACCATTGTGCTGTTCCTGCTGGGGGTAGGACTGGTCGCCATGGCCGTGGCCACCGAAGATACGACCGCGCCGGTGCTCACCTCTTTCAGCTTCAGCCCGGCAACCATCACGACAACGAGCGGCCCGCAGGTAGTAACCATCAATGCCACGATCACCGATGACCTGTCCGGATTCGACCAGATGATGCTTTGTTTTCGGGCACCGTTAAGCGGCCAGTCAGTGATGCTGACGTTCAACAGCGGCAACCGGATCAGCGGCACCGCCACCAGCGGCACCTACCAGGCCACGGCAACATTCCAGCAATACGTCAAAAACGGCAACTGGAAGCTGACTACCGGAGCACTCCAGGATGCCGTTGGTAATGTCAGTATCTTAAACCTTGGCAATGCCGCCTTCGGTATCTACAGCACACTGCGGACTCAATAGTATGGTGAGCAATGCGAATATTGGCAAAATACTATCTAGCCATTACTGCCGCACTCCTCGTCGGCTACGCCCTGATTGTTCACTATGCAATCAGGCATGCGCACTGACAGATCCACGGCTGGCCAAATACGCCCCGTTCCTGATCAAGTTCCGCAATTACAGCAAAACCGGAGTCATAGCCAATGGGCGATGAAACAGACCGATCACAGCGCATCAACGAAGACTTCCAGGCATTTGCCCTGGATCTTCAGCTCAAGTTGCGTGATCCCGCTGACTACACAGCCACCGGCGCCGATTGCGCCGAGTGCGGCGAAGAGATACCCGCCGGCCGCCGCAAAGCAATGCCCGGCTGCCGGTTCTGCACCAACTGCCAAGCAGACCATGACAATGAACAACTCTTATCCCACTGGAGGGCACTGTGAATTACCAAGCAGCCATGTTTTACCTCACCCTGTTCATGACCATCGTCAATAGCGCTATAGCCCTCTACGTCTGGTGGACCAACCGCGACAAGATCACCAACACCCGGTTCAAGGCGCTCGAAGACAAGATGATCAAGATCGAAAGCGACATCCAGCACCCGCCGGCCTGCCCGCACCATCCGGACTTCAAGTTGCGGCTGGAAGCTATCGACCGGGGCCTCTCAAAGATCGACGGCCGCCTCGAGGGGATTGGCCGCATGGTTGACCTGCTTACCCAGAATGAACTAAGCGGAGGGAAACAATGAGCTTTAAAGAGCTATTAAACGAGGATTTACGGCTGGCCATGCTCCGCACCCTGGAAGAGTCCGGCGGCTTCAGTATGAACGATTCCATCCTCCACGCCTTCCTCGATCGCATCGGCCACAGCCACAGCCGCGACAAGGTCCGCACCGAACTGCACTGGCTGGCAGACCAGGGGTTGGTAAACGTATCCAACGTCGGCAGCATCATGGTCGCCACCCTGACCGAGCGGGGCCTTGACGTTGCCAATGCCCGCGCCACCGTGCCCGGCGTCAAGCGGCCGAGCCCGAGGGGATGATATGAGCCCACAGGTCTCCACCATTGATTTATTGCCCGAGGAAATCAAGAGCCAGCTGCAGCAGCTGCTTCAAGATCCCCGCGTCACCCAGCTGCAGGTGACCGCCGAAATCAACGCGCTCCTGGAAGCCGAAGGGCATCCCGATCGCGTCAGTAAATCCGCAGTCAACCGCTACGCCGTCAAGATGGAAGAGGTCGGCAGCAAGCTGCGCCAGAGCCGCGACGTGGCCGAGATGTTCATCGGCAAAGTCGGCGCCGCGCCCCAGGGGCAAATGGGCCTGCTGATCAACGAGATCCTCCGGACCCTGGCCTTCGATATCTCCTTGAAGATCCAGGACGCCGACCTGAAAGACCCCGAGACCCTGGCCAGCACCATCAGCCAGGTCAAAGCCCTCGCCCTGGCTACCCAGCGCCTGGAGCAAAGCGCCACGATCAACGTCAAGCGCGCGACTGAGATCCGCCAACAGGCGCTGGCCGATGCGGTCAAGGTGATCGACGAAGTCGCCACCGGCAAGAAGGGCGGTCTCTCCGACGATGCCGCCAATGAGATCCGCAAGAAGATCCTCGGCATAGGAAACTAATGGACGCCAGATCCAGACAAATACCGGTCCTGCCGGAATTCGCCGCCACCCAGCCAGCCGCCCCCATGGTGCTGCTCCCCTACCAGCAACGCTGGATCGCCGATAACTCCCAGGTGAAGATCTGCGAGAAATCCCGCCGGGTCGGTTTGTCCTGGGCCGAGGCCGCCGACGATACCCTCTATGCCGCATCGATCTCCGGCGACGACGTCTGGTACATCGGCTACAACCTGGAGATGGCCCGCGAGTTCATCAACGACTGCGGCGACTGGGCGCGGGAATACAACAAGATCGCCTCCGAGGTCGAAGAGTGCGTCCTGGTCGACGAAGACAAGGAGATCCTCGCGCTCCGGATCAACTTCCCCTCCGGCCACCGGATCACCGCCTTGTCATCCCGCCCCACCAACCTGCGCGGCAAGCAGGGCCGGGTCGTCATCGACGAGGCCGCATTCCATGAAAATCTCGACGGCCTGATCAAGGCCGCCATGGCGCTCCTCATGTGGGGCGGCCAGGTGCGGATCATCTCCACCCACGACGGCGACGCCAACCCGTTCAACGAACTGGTCCAGGAGATCCACGCCGGCAAGGTGCCGTATTCCCTCCACCGGATCACCCTGGACGACGCCCTGGCCGAAGGTCTGTACCAGCGCATCTGCCTGAAGCTCGGCCGCGAATGGTCCCAGGAAGCCGAGGACAAATGGCGGGCCGACCTGGTCGCCTTTTACAAAGAGCATGCCGACGAGGAACTCTTCTGTATCCCGTCCCAGGGCAAGGGCACCTACCTGTCCCGCCTGGTCATCGAGCGCTGTATGAAGCAGGATATCCCGGTCCTGCGCTGGGCCTGCACCAACGAATTCACCGTCATGCCCGACCATATCCGCCAGGCCGAGGCTCGGGACTGGTGCAAGGAACATCTCGAACCGCTGCTGGCCAAACTCGACCCGGCCCAGAACCACTGCTTCGGCGAAGACTTCGCCCGCTCCGGCGACCTCACTGTCATCTTCCCCCTGGCCGAGCAGCAGAAGCTCCACTGGCGCGCCCCCTTTGTCGTCGAGCTGAAAAACGTCCCCTTCAAGGAGCAGGAGCTGATCCTCTTCTACATCATCGACCGGCTGCCGCGCTTCTTTGGCGGCTGCATGGACGCCAGGGGCAACGGCCAGTACCTGGCCGAGGTTGCCCTGCAGAAATACGGCGAGCGCATCAAGTGCATCATGCTCTCCGAGACCTGGTACCGGGAAAACATGCCCCGCTTCAAGTCCTTCTTTGAAGACGGCACCCTGGAGGTACCGGCAGACGCCGATCACATGGATGACTACCGGGCCGTCAAGATGACCAAGGGCATCGCCAAGGTTCCCGAAACGCACACCCAGGGCAAGGACGGCAACCAGCGCCACGGTGACGCCGCCATCGCCCTCGCCCTGGCCGTATCAGCGACCCTGCTCGAGGTCGTCATCTACGCCTACCACCCCGTCAACGCCAAGGAAGCGAAAGACCTGGACCGGCCGATCCACTGCACCGCCGGGTTCAAGTGCACCACCGGGGTCTGGTAATGGCCAGCAAGCGCGGCCAGCGCCGCAAGCAATGCAGCCGAAAGCAGCGCTTCGCGTCCAGCGAACTGGCCGCCGATGCCATGCACGCGGTGATCCGCGCCGGGAAAACAAGGGGCGGCTTGCTGCACATCTATAAATGTCAATTTTGCAACGGCTACCACTTCGGCCACGCACGACACTACACAGGAGCCGCGCAATGAAAGAAGTCACCCTCTACGACGCCTACAACCAGCCGATCAGGAAGCAAGACCTCATCCGTGAATACGCCGCGCCGAGCCTGACCGGGGTCCGCACCGTCTGGACCGAGACCGTCGCCTCCGGGCTCACCCCTCAGCGGCTGGCCGGCCTGCTCCAGAACGCCAACCAGGGCGACAATCACGACTATCTCACCCTGGCTGAAGAGATGGAAGAGCGCGAGCCCCACTACGCTTCAGTGCTCGGTACCCGCAAGCGGGCCGTTAAGAAGCTCCCGATCATGGTCGAGGCTGCCAGCGACGACGCCAACGACCAGAAGATCGCCGACGCCGTCCGCGAGCTGGTCAAGCGCGCCGGCTTCAAGGGGCTGACCGAGGACATGCTCGACGCCATCGGCAAGGGGTACAGCGCCATAGAAATCATCTGGGACCGCTCCGCGAGCCAGTGGTTCCCCGACAGGTACGAATGGCGCGACCCCCGTTTCTTCACCTTTGACCGGGTGAGCCAGCGGCAGCTGCGCCTCCTGGATGAAGCCGACAGCTTCGAAGGGATAGCGCTCCCTCCGTACAAGTTCATCACCCACTTTCCCAAGCTGAAGAGCGGCCTGCCGATCCGGGGCGGGCTGGCCCGGCTGGTCGCCTGGTCCTACATGGGCAAGATGTACACCTTCAAGGACTGGCTGGCCTTTGTCGAGATCTTCGGCATGCCGCTGCGCGTCGGCAAATACGGCGCCAACGCCACCGATGCCGACATCCGCATCCTGAAGACCGCCGTCGCCAACATCGGCAGCGACGCCGCCGCCGTGCTCCCAGACTCCATGAAGATCGAGTTCGAGAAAGCCGCCCAGGTCACCGGCGGCGACAAGCTCTATCTCAGCCTGGCCGAGTGGATCGACAAGCAGATCTCCAAGGCAGTCATCGGCCAGACCATGACCGCCGACGACGGCTCCAGCCAGGCCCAGGCCAACGTCCACAACGAAGTGCGCGGCGACATCACCGAATCCGACGCCGAGCAGGCCGAGGAAACCCTCAACCTGCAGCTGGTGAAACCGTTCGTTGACCTGAACTTCGGCCCACAGCAGAGCTACCCGACCCTCAAGCTCTACATCAAGGAATCCGAGGATATCAAGGCCCTGACTGATGCCCTGGACAAGCTCGTCCCCCTCGGCCTGCGCGTCGAGCAGAGCGTCGTCCGCGACAAGCTGAACCTTCCCGACCCGCCGGCCACTGCCAAGCCCGAAGATCTGCTCGGAATACCGGGACCGGGGATCGGGGATCAGGGATCAGGAACGGCGAATAACCACCAAGGCCATTCTTGCCCCCACTGCGCCACCGCCCTTAACCAGGAAGCAACCGCGCCCGACGCCGCCGAGCTGATCGCGGCCCAGGCCCTGGACCGCACCGCCGACGCCGACCTGGTCGGCCATCTTTACCACGTCATTGCCGGCGCGAGGACCCTGGAAGCAGCGTCGACGCAGCTGAACAACCTGCGTCCGGACATGCTCGATAGCGCACCCCTTGCCGCCACCCTCGGCAACGCCATGCTCCTGGCCAACCTGACCGGCCGCGACGAGATCATGACCGACCTGGCCATGAACGCCGAGGCCCAGTACGGCAGCCTGCCATTCGACGAAGCGATCGCCTTCTTCCGCCAGAAGCTCAACATCCCGGCCCAGTCCTGGACCGACCTCTGGAAGAGCGACCATGACCACGGCTTCACCGTTGCCGGCGTCATGCGCGACGACATGCTCGCCGATTTCCGCGCCGCCATCGACCAGGCCATCACCGACGGCACCACCCAGGCTGCCTTCCTCAAAGACTTCGACACCATCGTCGCCAAGTACGGCTGGAGCTATAACGGCTCGCGCGGCTGGCGCAGCCGGATCATCTACGAGACCAACATCCGCACCGCCTACCAGGCCGGCCGCTACCAGCAGATGACCGACCCGGATGTGCTCGCCTATCGCCCCAACTGGATGTACCAGCACGGCGACAGCATCCGCCCCCGGCCCATGCACCTGGGCTGGAACGGGATCACCCTCCCGGCCAACGACCCCTGGTGGGACAGCCACTTCACGCCCAACGGCTGGGGCTGCAAGTGCCGCGTCGTCGCTCTCAGCGATCGGGACCTGGCCCGCAAGGGGGTCACCGTCGGCAAGGCACCCGATGACGGCACCTTCGAATGGCTGGACAAAAAGACTGGCGAGATCCACGACGTGCCGCGCGGCATCGACCCCGGCTGGGATTATAACCCCGGCAAGTCCTGGTTGAATCCGGCCAGCGGCAAACTCGAGCCAGCCTGATGGCCGGCATCTTTTCCGTAGTCGAAAGAATCGACGACCGCGATGTCCAGCGCACGCTGCAGCGGATTGAAAAGAAAAGCGGTAACCTCCACCCCTGCCTGAAGAACATGGGGGTCTATCTGGTCGAATCCATCCAGGGCCGTTTCACCAGGCAGGTCGACCCGGCCGGGCAACGCTGGGCAGCGCTGAAGCCCGCCACCCTGAAGCAGAAGAAACACACGAAGATCCTCACCGAGACATCCGGCCTACGCGACAGCTTCGTCTACTCCGTCCGCAACAACGGCCTGAAGGTCGGCACCAACAAGATCTACGCCGCGCCCCATCAGTTCGGCCTGGACAAAGACCTCCACGTCCCGGCCCACAAGCGGCGGGTCACCCAGGCGTTCGGCAAGGAGCTGAAGTTCCCGGTCTGGGCGCAGGTCAAAGCCCACACCTTCAACCCGAAACTGCCGGCCAGGGCAATGCTCGGCTTCAGCAACGAGGACCGGAGAGAACTGCAGGCTATAGCCGAGGATTTCATTGCCAAGTAAACCGCCCAAATTTGCCCGCTAGCCGGTCAGGGGGTAGTGACCCCCGGTCAGATAGCCGATGTCCCGCTACAGGAAAATTTAAAGACTGTTTTAATGGGGTTCCAAAACAGGGAGTAACTAGTTTTTGAAGGGGCTCAAAAGACTTAAAAGTTGAAGAAGGATAAAACATCTAAGGGCTTGTTGAAAACAAGCCCCAAACGCAGGGGGGATGATGAGGATTTTGATAGTCGACGACAGCAGCTTAAGTACGGCGCTCTGTAACGAGCTGGCCGCCAACCTCATGGCGCTCAATTTCGAGATTGCCGCCGGCGATGCGCCCGAGTGGATCGAGCTGCTCCCCGCCGGCCAGATCATCACCGGCCGCGACGGTCGCACCTGGATCAACGATCACCCTGAAATCATCCTGCAGAGCTTCGCCGCCGAGGGGAAGGATCTTCCCATTGACTGGGAGCACTCCTCCGAGCTGCGCGCCAAGGAAGGCAAGGACTCACCGGCCGCCGGCTGGATTAAGGAGATGGCGGCGCGGGACGGGGGGAGCATCTGGGGCCGGGTCGAGTGGACCGAAAAGGGCGCCGCATCCATTACCGCCAGGGAATACCGCTACCTGTCGCCGGTCTTCCGTTATGAGGTCGAAACCAACCGCATCTTCCGCATCACGTCGTGCGGGCTTACCAATCAACCGAACTTGTTTCTCACCGCCTTAAACAACGAGCAGAAAAAGGAGGCATTACCCATGTTGAAAAAATTGTTGCTAGTCCTCGGACTCCCCGAGACCACCACCGAAGAAGCGGCCCTCAACCACATCACCACCCTGAAGGCCGACCACGCCACCGCCCTCAACCACGCCCTGCACCCGCCCCTGGACAAGTTCGTTCCCAGGGCAGATTTCGACACGGCGCTCAACCGGGCAACCACCGCCGAGACGTCCCTCAAAACCATCAAGGACGAGCAGTTGGACAAGGCGATCAACAGCGAGATCGACGCTGCCCTGGCCGCCGGCAAGATCACCCCCGCCACCAAAGAGCACCACATCGCCACCTGCCGCCAGGAAGGCGGGCTCGACCGCTTCCGCGAATTCGTCAAGGTCGCGCCGGTCGTCGGCGCCGACAGTAACCTGGACGGCAAGAATGCTGACGATAAAACCACCGCGCTGAATGCCGAACAATTGAAAATCGCCGAAATGTTTGGCAACACCGCCGAGGATATCAAGAAATACGGCGACCAATAATCAACCGACCACTAAGGAGGATTCACCATGGCTCTCGCAGCTGACCGCAATACCCCGCTCAAAGACGGCGAAGTGATCGCCGTCCCCATGGCCGCCAACAAAAAGATATATGCCGGCTCACTGGTGGCCGCCAACGCCACCGGCTTCGCCACTCCCGGCGCCACCGCCACCACGCTCACCTACCTGGGCCGCGCCGAAGAGTACAAGGACAACACCGGCGGAGCCGATGGCGCCAAAACCATCCTCGTCCGCCGCAAAAAAGCGTTCAAGTGGAAGAATGCCGCCGGCGACCTGGTCACCCAGGCCGAGCTGGGCAAAACCTGCTACATCACCGACGACGAGACTGTCAGTAAGACCAATGCCGGCGGCAACACCCAGTCGGCGGCCGGCAAGGTCGTCGGCGTCGAAGCAGACGGCGTCTGGGTCGAATAACTTTAACCACCATTTCAAGGAGGCTTTAACCATGCATAAACACTTTTCCACTTTCTTCGTATTGATCGGGCTGTTTGTCCTGTCAGTGCTGCTCTATCCGGCCGGCGCAGCCTACGCCCTGGCTGGCGGCAGCAGCGGCCACCACCTGGCATTCTTCGGCATCGGCGGCATGATCGTTAACAGCGCCAATCTGGCAAACGTCTTTATTAACCTGAAGACTATCTTTAATAAGGCATTCGAGGCCGCCCCCACGTTCTGGCAGAAAGTGGCCATGCTGGTCCCGTCAACCTCGAAGACCAACGACTATAAATGGCTGGCAAACTTCCCCCGCATGCGCAAGTGGGTCGATGAAAAGACCATCAAAGCACTGGCCGCGTTCAACTACACCATTACCAACGACGACTTCGAGGCGACGGTGGAAGTCGACCGCAACGATATCGACGACGACGAGCTGGGCATCTACGCACCCCAGGCTCAAGGCGCCGGCTTCTCCGCCAAGCAGCTCCCCGACGAGATCGTCGCCGACCTGGTTAACGGAGTCTTCACTAACCTCTGTTACGACGGCCAGTACATGTGCGACACCGATCATTCCGTCGCCGGCGCCAGCGTCAGCAACAAGGGGACCAAGAAGCTGTCCGCCGCCACCCAGGCCGCGGCGATCGCTTCCCTCGGCGCAGCCCGCACCGCCATGAAGAAATTCAAGGACGATGACGGCCGGCCGCTCAACATCACCCCCAACATCCTGCTGGTGCCGCCCGCCCTAGAGGACATCGCCAATGTCCTGATGATGAATGACAAGCTGGAAGACGGCAAGCCCAACCCCTACAAGGGGACCATGACCGTGGTCTGCGAAGCCCGTCTGACCAGCGACGACGCCTACTTCCTCCTCGACACCACCAAGCCGGTCAAGCCGTTCATCTACCAGGAGCGCAAGAAGCCGGTCTTTGTCCAGCAGATCGACCCCCAGGCCGACGATGTCTTCAGCCGGAAAAAGTTCAAGTTCGGCGCCGAGGCACGCTGTGCCGGCGGCTACGGCTTCTGGCAACTGGTCTACGGCAGCGACGGGTCAGTGGCGTAAATTGATTAACGGCGGGGCCAGTCCCCGCCCCCATCTTTTATTAAGGAGGATCTGTCATGATCCGTATCACCGCTAAAAAAGACGGCTTCCGCCGGGGCGGCATCAGTCACCCCGCCGCCGCCACCGAATACCCGGACAACAAATTCACCCCTGCTGAGTTGGAAGTATTGAAGAAAGAGCCGATGCTGGTCGTTGAGCTTGTTGCCGGCAGTACCAAGGACGAAGTGCTCAATGTCGCCAAAACCGTCGAGCTGATCCTGGCTGCCGCAACCCTGGAGGCACTGGAAACAATCGTCGCCAATGATACCCGCAAGGGAGTCATAGACGCCGCCGCCAAACGCCGCCAGGAACTGGCAGCTCCGGAGTAAGCACCACAAAAAAGGGGCGGCAACCCCGCCCCTTTTTTACCGTTCACTGTTCACCGTTCACCGTTCACGAGGTTCTAAATGTACTGCACCATCGACGACATCAAGCAACAGATCCCCGAGGAAGTCATCGTCCAGCTCACCGACGACGACAACCAGGGCGTCATCGACGAAGCCAAGGTCAACGACGCCATCGCCAATGCCGACGCCCTCATTGATGGCTACTGCAGCGGCCGCTACGTGGTCCCCTTTGTCGTCGCCCCGGCGATCATCAAGCCGCTGGCCATGGACCTGGCCATCTACAACCTCTATGCCCGCCGGGTCGAGACCATGCCCGACGTGCGGGACAAGAACCGCAGCAATGCCATCAAGCTCCTGGCCGATATCTCCAAGGGCGCCGTCAAGCTCGGCGAGGTAGCCGCCACCACCCCGGTGCAACCGCAGCAAAGCCCGGAAATCACCAGCGCCGATCGGCTCTTCAGCCGCACCTCGATGAAGGGCCTTTGACTATGACTTTTTCACCGTTCACCGTTCACCGTTCACCGGGGTTCACATGCTGACCGCCATCGAAACAGCAGTACTCGCCGAGATCACCAACAAGGTCGCCGCCATCACCAGCAGCGCCGCGCAAAAGGACGCCCGGCAACTGCTCACCGCCAACGCCGTCGCCGTCGCCGTCCTCGAGGGGACGTTCAGCCAGGTATCGAAAGTCAGCTGGCGCCAGGACTGCACCGTCTCCGTTCTGGTCAAGTTCAAGAACATGCAGTCAGAGGAAGCCCGCCGCAAGGGGATCAACCCGCTGGTCAAGGGAATCATTCTCCTGCTGGTCGGCCAGAAGCTCGGCCTGGAAATCAAGTCCCTGCAGCCGAAGAGTTTTAAAGATGTCACCAACGAAGAAAAATACACGGCCGGGGTGATCGAGTACCTGCTCGAATTCACCACCGCATTTTACATAGACAAACAGGACGATGAAGCGGTCACCGACCTGCTCACCGTCGGCTTGACCTACTACCTCCAGGACCCGGCCGACGCAGTAGCCGATGCCGCCGATGTTGTTGCTCTTTAACCGT